TGCTCAAATGTTAACTTATTCTGCTCTATTAAATATAACCTCGAAGCATTACTTAACCAAGGAGCATCACAAGTAAATACTGAACGCTTTAATAACTTATTAAAATAAGTCTTCTCTATATAATTATAAGCATAAACAGACATGGTAAAATACACATTAAACCCATTCCTGGTAACAAAATAAAACCTATTAGGCCTATCTAAATCAGATAAAGCAACTGCATCATAGAAATTTAACTTATCTATCAAATCTATAATAAGTGCGTCTAACACAGCTATATCCTGAGAATACTCTATGTAAATAGACCTACCCCATTTTCGACCAACCTCAATACCTTTATATGTCAAGAAACCATCTTTACTGCTAAATATATCTCTATCAAAATCTAAATCAGGATTAAATTCATTCATTAGTATTCACCTTCGGAATCAAAAAATCACGAAGTTTATTTATATCACTTCCAGATATAGATATATTACTACCTATATCTGATTTAATCTTAATTTTATTATCACCACATAAACCATTAACACACTTCAATAACTTTTTCATGTCTGTTTTTATATTATAAACAAAACAAACTAACACAACTAAACAACACACCAAAAAACCACAAAGGAAAAATAACAATAATAAAATCAAAGATAAATCCATTACTCACCCCCAGCAACCATTTGAAGTATTGAACTAAATATATTGTTATTTTTATTACCAAGAGTTGTCTTAAGTAAATCTTTATCAGATATAACTTCATTTCCAACCTTAGCACCAACTTCCTGTAACTTCTGCTGCTGCGCTTGCTGCTGCTGAGCCATTGCAACCATCTCTTCTTGCGTAGGTATCCTAACAAAATCAGATGGCAAATTCATACGCTTAAACAATTCCTTAAATACCGTCACCATATCTATATACGGAGTTAAACCTAATTGTGAACACAATTGCACAAACTCCATTATACTCTGAACTTCATTCTGTGACTTAACTAAAGTAGTCATACCATTAACTGTAATAGATATTCCATCTAATAACATACTATACAACACTTTATTAGTATCAGTATATTCTTGCGATGAAGCCATTTTATCAACAAGAACTTGATTCTCATTATCATTAAGCAAATCTTTTATATCATCAAACTTATATAAACAATATAAAGCTAACATCTTCTTCGCAGCCTTAACAAAGAAACTACTCTCTATCCTTGATATAATAGTTGAAATCATTTCAGAATTTTGCTGAGTTTTCAAGGAAACTTCTTTCGCAGTAGGACGACCTTTAGATGTAGGCATACCCATCAAAAACTCTGTCATTCCAGTTATATTCTGAACTTCATTAACCAAAAGCTGCCTAACTGGAAGAAGATTAGGGTCAAACGAAGCTAACTGAAAGGTAGATACTGCTGGCTTCTCTCCTATTGACTTAACCACTGTAAATGGAGATATAGTTATAGTATTCTCTCCTTCAGCTAATGCCTGTGTATTTAAGTTAAACCCAGAAGCAGTTGACAAAACTCCTCTATCTACTATACCCCTTAAAAATCTCGAATCCTCTTTGAAGTAATCCCAGACCAAATCAGCAAACGATACCTGAACATCATCACTATAGAAACTCTCAAAGATAATAGGAACTCCACTATCTAAGTCTGATACAAGAGAATAAGAGACTAAATATATATCATTCACTATCGTAAACTTATACAAAGAAGATACAAAATCTGGACTCACAAACCTACAATAAACATCTGATACCTTCACTGAAGATGAATAAGAAGGGTCTGTTGATACTACATTATAGAACACTTTGTCAACTTCTTTAGTTTTATAATATGGTTTCAAATCCTCTACTGGATAATCCCATACTAAATTATGCTTATATGCAACCTCATATGGTATGTAATTTATAACTTCTATTATTGTCTTATCTTCATTAAAATTACAAAGCAAAGGATGTATAGGTTTTACCGATACATCTTGTGTAACCTCACCTAATTCATTAACAACATAATCACACTTTATCTCAAGAGATAGGTAAGAAGATAATACACTATAAAATAAACTCTTCTCTATAGCTTCATAAAAATTAGTTTTATTCGCTGCTATATCAAAAATCTTCTTATACAAGGAAGGAAGAATAGGGTCTTCTGAACTAAACTGAATAAAATTCTCTTGAGAAGATTTCAAGAGACTACGTAAATACAAAGATATGAAAATTACTTTCTGAAAAAACAAAGAAGACTTAATGTTAGTCCGCCAATTTCCTGTTTCTAAATCAGGTTCGGTTATGATTGAATTGCCATTTAACTCACGAAGATAGTCTATTACCTTCATCTGACGTAATGTGCAGGCAGATACCGCCCTATTTTTAGCACCTAATACAAAGGCCTTTACTTCATTATAACCAAGAAGTTTACTGCCTGACGTTGATAACAAAATTAAATCTCTGTCATCACCAGCTAAAATACTATCTTCAGCTTTATTTTCTTCTTGCTTCTCAAAACCTTCAGTAGTATTAAACTGTGATGTATTATTAGCTGTGTTTTGAACAATACTAACATTATCTAAACTTGACTTCAACGTATTATCCATTATTAAAACCTCGTCAAAGAATTTGATTAACCTATATTTTATTATAGGTTACTTTATTTATAACATACTAAAAAACATTTGTCAATACATATATTATACAATTAAAAATATATTTGTCAAGAAAAAAAGTTAGGGAAGCCTCGCATTATATAGCTAATTTTGCGCAGACACTGATTGTTAGACAGGAGAGGCCTGTGGGCATTTTGCGTTGCGGGAAATTTCCATTAGACCTCCTTGCCGCCGCATAATGCCGCTTGTCGCCGATTACCATCACTTGCCGCTTGGCATGCAAAGATAACATCAAAGATAACTTGGCTGCACTTGCCTTGGCATGGCTTGGCTTGGAATGGCATGGCTTGGAATGGCATGGCTTGGAATGGCATGGCTTGGAATGGCATGGCTTGGAATGGCATGGCTTGGAATGGCATGGCTTGGAATGGCATCGACAATCTAAAGTTAAAAGAATTGCTAAAATAACTTGGAATTTAACATAATGGCAGTTATACGACATAAAACTGAAACATTCTTAACATTAAACAATTTAATTTAGAGTGCAAAATTTGCACATTTCCCTGTATTAAAAAAGTTAATAAATTTTATTAAATAAAAAATGTTTATGAAAAAATGCAAAAATTGCACTTATAGGTAAAACCTATCGTTATTATAAAGTAATGAGTTGTAAAGTAACTTGTAAATAACTATAAAATTTATTACTATAAATAAAATTTTTTAATAGTGAATTGTTAAAAAGTTAATCAATTTTTAGCTATTAAAAATTTTTATAGACTGCTCATTTTTGCCATTGAAACAAGAGAAAAAATGCCCGCAAAAATCAAAGAAAAACAAGCTGTTAGCTCATGGCTATGAAATTAAGATTATTATATAATAATAATAATAAACTAACTATTAGTTATAAAAATATATATATACAACAACAACAACAACAACAACAACAACAACAACAACAACAACAACAACAACAACAACAACAACAACGTCTTTTTCCAGAATCCCAAATCTTTATATTTTATGTTCTTTATTTTATTTAATTTTTAACATATTGAAATTATTAAAAATAAGTATAAACAAGATTTTTTGAATTTTTCAAATTTCTTATCTAACACATTATTTTTATTAAAGAAATCAGTTTATATTTTTATTTTTTGAACTCATGCCAAGACATGCGAAGACATGCCATGCCAAGACATGCGAAGACATGCGAAGACATGCCATGCCAAGACATGCCAAGACATGCGAAGACATGCCAAGACATGCCAAGGTCTCTTGTCTCTTGTCTCTTGTCTCTTGCCATTCTTTGATTATTAAGTAACACGATTATTTTATAATTATTATTCAAAGAAATCAAAAAAAGCTCTTGACAAGATTTCAATTTGATGTTATCTTTCAATCAACAAAAAAAATCAAAGAATGAAAGGAGGGCAAAAAATCAAAAAAAGCAAAAATACTCTTGACAAGATTTCAATTTGATGTTATCTTTCAATCAACAAAAAAGCCGATATGGCAAAAAAAAGAAAGGAGAATTAAAAATGAAAGATTTTTTCGAGTCTAATGGCATTTGTGTTCTTAGAATTTAATTGACGGGCTGTGTTATTTGACATTTCATGGGATATTCCAAATAACACTATTTTTGTAAAATTATTATTTCAAGTAAAGCAAAAAAAGCTCTTGACATTGTAAATTGGATATGCTATTGTATATCCAACGATGTAGTTAAATTTAATAAAAAAGGAGATTAAGCAAATGGAAGACATGAATTGCACTTACTGGCATGATGTCAATGGGAATTTGGTAAAATTATTTTTTCCGTTTAATTCTGTTATTAGTGGTGTAGGTGGGATTTTCAAAGGCAGTGGTGTTATGCCCACCACTGCCTTTGATGATGATTGCGATAAGGCAATCATCATTACTGAGGGCAACGATTTGGTATTTCTCACCACTGATTGGTGGGAAGTTGTTGATGGTGAAAATGTGTCTATTTATTATGTCGAGGGTGTTGCGGTGATACAGTCACCTAACCCTTTCATTCTGAGGCCTGTTGGTTGGCCTGAGAAAAAGGGTTGGGTGTTCCGTGTTGGTTTCGAAGAAGGGAAGTCAACCGGTTGGGAAAAAAATATAATATAATCTAATATAAACCTTTTAAGGGCATGGCTTAATTGTCATTGCCCTTAAAAGGTTTTTTTTGTTTTATAAAATAAATTTTTATCTTTTCAAATAAAATTTTATTTTATAAAACAAAATAACTTTTCTTTGAAAATGTATTTTATTTTATCTTTTTGTGTTAAAAATTTGACGGGTTGTTAAAATTTGACGGGCTGTGTTGTCAGTTCTTTGAATTTGACAATTCTTTGAATTTGACGGGCTGTTTGACAATCTTTGAATTTGAATAGCTTTGGTAACACGATTATTTTTGAGTTATTATTCAAAGAAATCAAAAAAAGCTCTTGACAAGATAAAATAGACATGTTAATCTTGGAATCAACAAAAGATAAAATCTAAAAATGAAAGGGGTTAGAAAAATGATTAAGTACAAAAATTTGATTATTTACGGTATTTCAAAAAAAGATTTGCCGGCTCGTGGCTATGTGATGGAATACGGGCAAAAAGGCATGAAAAAACTTTATCAATTTTATTCAGAAGACAAGCCTTTTGCGTTTATTACAAAAGGGATTGAGCATTTGACTCAATTTTTGCCAGCCCCTCCATCAAATCAGTATGTTTGTATTCAAAAAGGTTTTATTCAGCCTGTTTCGGAATGTGAAATTATTTCATATGCGTATTATTTTTATGGTAAACAAAAACAGGATGTTACTGTTTTTGCGATAAAAGAAGATGGTAATTTTATTAAAAAGGGTAAAGTTTTTACTGTTAAGAATAATAAAATAATAAAAAAGTGAGGGCTCAGTCAATGACAAAAAAAGAATTGGATGGGGCTATCAAATTACAAGGGTTATTAGAAACAAGTGGCTTGCCTTATTTAATAAGGACTGTTACTTGTGTATCTCACAAAAATTTTTGTGCGTGCTCTTTTTTTGTAAAAATGGATGATTTTTATGAATGGAAACAGTTTTTGAAATATAATAATAATTTTACACATTGGTTTTTTTCACCTATCAATGAGGATTTTCCTTGTATGTTAGCGTTTCACGTTGAATTTGAATTAAAGCAAAAAACAAAAAATGCTATTGACAAGATAAAAAAGGCATGTTAGATTGTAATCAAATCTGAATGAAAGTGAGGGCAAAAAAATGAGGTATCAAGTTTTTGTGTCATTTGACAACGGTAAGATTGCGTTATTTCCGGCTGTTGCAGGGAATAAAGAAAAGGCAATTAAGAAAAGTATTGAGTGGTTAGAAAATTATTTTAATGCCAAGGTTATCATGAATTCCGATAGGAATTATCCTAATTCAGCCCGTATAGTGGATTTTTGGGGTGTTGTGTTTCATGATATATCTTTTGAGTGTGTAGAGGTTGTTTCAAAAAAATAAAAGATAAAATTTTATCCACCTTGGCTTGCTATTGAGTCAAGGTGGATATGAAAGGGGTTAATTCAATGAGAAAAGACATGTTAGAGGTTGCAAGTATTCAGCTTGAGTCTGGCGAGAGGATTTTTTTATCTGTCAAGAGACAAGGCAATCGTTGGTTTATTATTTCAAGTCAAGGGAATAGCATTGATTATGAGTTTAAGTCAAGGAAACAGGCGTTGAATGCCATTCAAGCTTTTTGGGGCACTGTTGGCTGGGATTTACAATGGCATATTTGAAAAATTCTAAAAATAACTCTTGACAAGGTTTTGATGTTATAATAACATGGTATTCAAAAATAAAACATGAAAGGAGATTCAACTTATGAAAGAAACATTGACACGGTATGATTTTATTGATAGCATGCAAAAGTATGCTTCGGGCTCTTTTTCTTATGAAGGGTTAGAAATGCTTTTTGATTTTCTAACTGAGGTTGAGAATGATTCTGGAATTGAGATAGAATTTGACCCGATATGTTTTCGGAGTGAGTTTGCTGAAAGTTCAGTGAATGACATTTGTTCAGATTATGGAATTGAAATTGAAGAGGGGTTATCTGAATCTGAAATCATTGACAAGGTAGTTAAGATTTTAGGTGATAAGACTTATGTAATAGGTTTGACTTCAAAGGGAAATGTTTTGTATCAAATTTTTTAATCTAAAATCCTTGCCATATCTTAAAACATATGGCAAGGATAAAAAACAAAAAATTGAAATGGAGGTTAAAATGATTGTAGAAAAGGGCAGTCAAGGTCAATGGATAATCACAGCTTTGGTGCATGGTTATTTGGTCTCAAGGCAGTTCTTTGGCTATTCAAAAAAAGAAGCGGTCAAGCGGTTTAAGCTGATGGTTAAAAATAATGACACCTTTAGAGTTATTTAATCTTTTTACAGATTTTGGTATTGAATTTGAGCTGTTGTCTATAAAAACAAGTTATTTATGTGATGGTAAAGTCTTGGCTGTTTGGTCACTCAAGGTCAAGACTTGGCAGTTTGATGAGTTATTGATTGATGTTTTGCTTGACAAAACAGAATTGTCTTGGACTTATGGTAGATTAGGAAAAGGATTTTATTTTGTAAATTTTTATTTTATGAAAGGAGTTTGATATGAGAAAAAATCGTTCGATATGGATTCAAGCCCATCAAACGTTGTTGCAAGGGCAGTATGGCATGGCTGTGGGAGATAAGTATGAGATTATTTCTTATAATCCAAATAGTCATGTTCAGCTGTATATTACAGGTAAAAAGAAGTATATATTTTATTTTACTTTTGAAAAACTTTTAGCTCCGTTTGACAGGGGTGTTGAGGTTAAATATCTTGGTGATGGGTTAGTTATGTTAAAAATGCCAGTCAATCATACAACACTTGTGTGGAGTGAATGGAAAGGTGAAACAAAAAAGTTTATTGATACATTTTACTTGTCATTGTCTGGTGCTTTGTTGCAGTATAGGTTTATAAAAGGAGAGTAAAATTATGAAGATTAGAATCAGTCCTTTGGCACCTCGTTTGGTAGCAAAGAAAATTAGGTCCTGTCTTAAAAAGGCAGGGCTTGAATGGGATTATACAAATTGCTATGGTGAAATATGGTCTGGGACACCAGGGCAGGTTGACTTGGCTGTGAAAAAACTCAATGATATTTTTCAGGCTGTTTTATACATTGAAGTGATACGGTAATGGAAAAAGAATTTATTATAAAACATTTAATGTATTATGAGATACCCTGTTATGACATTATGTTTAGCAATGGTGTGTTGCAGGTTATTTGTGGGGCTGATTTCTTGGAAGCTTGGCAGAAGGTATTGAGTACGACATTGCCAAAGCACAAGCTCACAGTGCATGAGATTTACTGGCCATATTTGGATAACGATGGAATAGTCAAATATGACTTGTGCTATTCCATTCTTGCTCAATAGTAGGATTGCCATTTAATGCCCTTAAATGCCACCAGGAAAAGAGTTTGGCAGTGCCCTGGTAGGATACTATTCTTTTTTATAAAGTCACTTCCTGGTGGCATTTAATGGCATTAGAATTGATGTTAGAGAAATCCATATTTAAGGGGTTAAAAATGAAAGAAATAGATTATGAGCAGTTTATTGAAGATTTTAATTGTGTTTATGGGGCAGATGTAAAACAAGCCGTTTATGAGTTTTTTGAGAATGAGTCTGAAATTAGGTTATTTTTGAATTTGGTTTCTTTGAATAAAGGAAAAATTCAGCATGAGTTTTATGTATTATTAGATAAAGAATTGAAACGGAAAGGGTATGTTTTACCTAATAAAAAACGGTGGAGTTACCCTGCATTTGAAAGGTTTAAGTATTTGTTGTTTTTGAGTTTATTCATTGATTTAAGAGAAAAGTATAATGATTTTTTTGTTGAAAAGAATTACAGATTTTTACAGGATTTACTTATATAAAATACTGTAAAAATCACTTGACAAGAGTGAAAACTTGGATTTTAATAAAAACTCAAGGAGATATTTATGAGTTTAATTAGGCCTTCGTGGGATGATTATTTTTTATCTTTGGCCAGTATGGTGGCGACTCGTTCAACTTGCATGAGAAGACAGGTTGGGGCGTTATTGGTTAAAGACAAGAGAATCCTTTGCACAGGTTACAATGGTGCACCTTCAGGGCTTCAGCACTGTCCGCAGATAGGGGTTTGTTTGCGTGAGCATTTGAAGATACCTTCGGGTGAAAGACATGAGTTGTGCCGTGGTTTACATGCTGAACAGAATGCTTTGATACAGGCAGCCAAGCTTGGCATAGCTGTTGAGGGTGTGACTTTATATTGCACAACGTTTCCTTGTTCCATTTGTGCAAAAATGATAATCAATGCAGGGATTATTAGGATAGTGTATATTGAAGGTTATCCAGATAAGCTTACAGAAGGTTTCATGTTGGAATCAGACATGAAGTGTATTCAAAAAAAGGTTAAATAATATGCCAAGGTGGTGGAATAGGCAGACACAAGAGACTTAAAATTTCTTGGCTATACAGCCGTAAGGGTTCGAGTCCCTTCCTTGGCAATATCTAACATAGTTATCGGCAGTTATGCAGCATACTTAATAAAATATATCAATGAAAGGAGGTGGTAATTATGGAAGTGATGTTTATGTTTGGTGTGTATTTGTTGGGGTTTATGGTGTTGTCTTTAACAGTAGAATTTATTTATAAATTATTTAGGGGTAAATTATGATAGCATTTGTCTGTCAATCAAAAAATTTGGTGGAAAAATTAACTATTTTATCCAAAGTTCCGCTGGGTTCAATGAAGTCTTTGGCGCCTATTTCGGTTAGGGTTAATGATAAAACTAATTTGTGTGAGTTATGTTTATGTTTTGATTCTAATTATAAGCAGCACTCTACATACATTGATTATTACGCTAATGTTGACATTATTACAAGTCAAGGTAATGGCATGTTTGTTATTCCCTCTTTTATTGAGGTACTTAATACAATTAAAAATATAGAGCCAGATGGTTATATAGTAACTCGATTTGAGAATGATAAAGTAATTATTTCTCATGATGATGAGATAATTTTTGAGGGTTATTCAAATGTTCCAGATGATAGTCATATACAGCTATTAAACACCTTTGAATTTGAGAAGGAAATTCAGTTACCTTCAGCATTACTTGATTATACAAGTAATTTACTTAAGGTTATTTCAAGAAAAAAAGATTCACAAGATGCACGTTTTAACAGTATTGTTTTTAACAAAAACCCTTTACAATCTAATAGTTTAGTTGTGATGCGAACAGATAGTATTAGATTGATGTATTATCCTATTTCATTGGTGACTGAATGGCCATTTGGTTGTATTGTTATTCCAGAAGATGTCATGTCTTGGGTTTCCAAGTTAAAAAAGAAAAAGAACAAGATTGTATCAATTAAGATTCACGAACATGCTTTATCATTGGAATATGATGAGTATCGTGTTGTATGTTTAGTAGATAAAAAGTTTCTTCCTGTTGAGGATTTTATTAAGGCAGATGTTGATTGTGTTTTAACGGTTTCAACTGAGTCTTTTATTAAAGCCGTTGAAAGCGCAAATGCAGGTGATGGTAAGAACGTTGTTACTATTAAAGCTAAAAATCAAGAGATGGAAGTTTTTATGTATAGTTATATGCAAACAGAGGAGTTAAGAAAAATTAAATTGAATTGTGTATTAGATGGTTGCAAAGAATTTGATTTTTCTATATATGGTTCTCAATTATTTTCTTTATTAAAGTTATGTGGTGAGACTGTATCTATACATAAATTATCTATGAAGCAGATTTATCTTATTACTTCGGTAGGTAAGGATTTTCAGTATATTATTATAGGTGTTAAATTTTAATTAAATCCAAAGGAGGATAAAATTATGATTTCGATTACTTGTGAAGTCAATGAGTTACTTACTAAATTAGAAATGTTATCTAAAATTAAGTTGTATGCTCCGAAGTATTATTACGATGTTAATTGTAGAGTTAACTCAGATAACCGTTGTGAGTTGTGTTTAACGGTTAAAGCTACTAATAATAATCATTACAAATACTGTGATTATTATGTTTATGTTGATATTAAGAGTCGTGATGGGCAGGGCTTGTTTACTATTAAACATGCTTTGGAATTACTGCCTGCATTGAAGACTCTTGAGAAACATGATTTTGTTACTTTGAAGTATGAGAATGAGAATCTTAAGATTTTGTATAATGGTGATGTATTTTATGATAATTATTCATTAGAAACAGACGACAGTTATATTCAGATATTGAATACATTTGAGTTGGATACAGAGTTTACTTTACCTTCAGAAGTTGTTGATTATATAAGTAATTTATTGAAGGTTATACCTCCGTTAAAGGGTTTGAAGGAGACTCATTTCAATAGTGTAGTTTTTAATAGACACCCTTTGCAAACAAATTGTCTTATGGTTATGCGTACTGATAGTATGCGTTTGATGTATTACGATGTTGAAATGGCTACTGCATGGCCATTTGGTTGTGTAGTTGTGCCAAGGGATGCGATAGCTTGGTTGACAAAGGTTAAGAAGCAAAGAGATACTGATATTCTTGTTAAGGTGCATGGTGATTATATTCTCTTTGATTATGGTGCATACAGGATGGTGTGTGGTTTCACAAAAGAGTTTCCACCAGTGCAGGATTTTATTAAATTAGGTGTGGATTGTTTTTCAGGTTTTGCTTCTAAAGCTTTGTTACAAGATATTGAGTATGCAACTTTTGGTAAAGGTGATGTTCCTGTAACAGTTAAAGCAAAACAGCAGCAAGCTGAAATTGTAAGTAATGACATGTTAAGAAGAAGGAGGATGAACTGTGCGATAGATTCTGATAAAGAATTAGATTTTACGGTGTATGCTTATCAGTTAGTTCCATTACTGAAATTGTGTGGTAAACAAGTGTATATTTATCGGTTATCAGGTATTGATTATACTTATAAAATCAATTCACCAGATAAGAATTTTACTTATATCATAAGAAGTTTTGAACAAAGAAATTAAAAGGAGGTTTTACCATGAGTATCAAAGAGCAGATTAGAAATGAAGAGGTTAATGGGTTGAAGACGAGTAGGTCTTTGGGTTTGCCTATGATTAAAATCAATCACCAGCATGGTAATTTTATTATGAGTGAAAAAGCCATGGGTGATACGACTTTGGGCAATCAGATAAGCTTTACTGTCTTGGCTATTAGAGGACAGTATATGTATTTCGATGTTGACACAGAGACTTTGAAGTATTTGTCACCTATTGATGTTCCTAAAAATCTCAAGAATGCTTCATGTCTGATAACAGGAAAGCCTTTATCTGAAATAGTAAACATTCTTGAAAAACAGGGAGCCAAGTTGACATATATTCAAATAGTCTTTGGTTATACAGAAGTTCCAGATAGATATATTCTATCTTGGTTTCCGATGAAGGGTTCGGCTATTAAAGCTTGGATTGAGTATTTCGGTAAAAATCCACCTTTGTTAAAAGAAGTATCAATGGGGTTAAAGAAGAATAAGAAGGGTTCTATCGTGTATTATACACCTGAAATTAAAGGTGTTAGTGAAGAGATAAAGATAGAAGATGAAGTATTAAAAACTAATTATGAGAACATTAAAGAATTACTTACAAGTTACAACAAAGGTGATAAAGAAATACCACAGCATAATGAAGAAGATGATGATGAGTTGCCATTTTAATTGAAAGGATAAGATATGTCTCTTTGGAAACATCAAAAGGATGGTGTAAATTTATTCCAATCCTTAAAGAAGATGTATGCTTATTGGGACACAGGCACAGGCAAGACAAGATTTGCTTGTGCCTGCGT